GCCCGCGAAAAGCGCGACAAGCTTTACGAAGAGGGCCTGCGTCGCACTGGCCTGGGCGATGACGCGCCCGGCGGCGCGCAGTTTACCGGCGCCAACAAAGTCGTGCACCCCATGCTGGTGGAGGCGTGCGTAGACTTTAGTGCCCGCTTCATGAAGGAAATTTTCCCGCCAAACGGGCCAGTAAAAAGTAAAATTTACGGCGAAGCCAACAAAGAGAAAGTGGAAAAGGCTGACCGCAAGGCCACCTTCATGAATTGGCAGACCACTGAGCAGATGCCAGAGTTCCGCAGTGAGCTGGAGCAATTGAGCACGCAGCTGCCTTTGGGCGGCGGCCAGTACATGAAGTTCATGTGGAACCAACAGCATCGCCGGCCGCAATCTGAATTTGTGCCGATTGATGACGTCTATTTGCCGTTTGCGGCCACCAATTTCTATACGGCCGAGCGCAAGACGCACGTTCAGTACATCACCAAGATGGAATATGAGCGGCGCGTTAAGGCCGGCATGTATATTGATGTGGATCTTGGCTACCCGGATGATCCAGAGTTCAGCAAGGCGTCAATCGCCAACGACAAGATCGAGGGTCGCAAGAGCACGAGCTACAATGAAGATGGCCTGCGCACCATCTTTGAAATCTACACCTACCTTGATTTTGACGAGGGCGTGAGCCCGTACATTCTCAGTATCGACAAGTCGAGCGGCAAGGCACTCTCCCTTTACCGCAACTGGGACGCAGATGACGACCAGCGCAAGGAGCTCGACTGGATTGTCGAGTTTCCGTTTGTGCCTTGGCGTGGCGCTTATCCAATTGGCTTGACGCACATGATTGGCGGCCTTTCTGGCGCGGCCACAGGCGCCTTGCGTGCGTTGCTGGACAGTGCGCACATCCAGAACATGCCGACCCTCCTGAAGCTCAAGGGAGGCCCTGGCGGCCAGACAATCAATCTCCAGCCCACCGAGGTGGTGGAAATGGAGGGCGGCGCGCTTATTGATGACGTGCGCAAGCTGGCCATGCCGATGCCATTCAACCCGCCGAGCCCGGTGCTGTATCAGCTGCTTGGCTTTTTGGTGGAAGCCGGCAAGGGCGTCGTGCAGACCAGCTTTGAGAAGCTGAGCGATCAGAACGCCAACCAGCCTGTTGGCACGACCATGGCTCTGATTGAGCAGGGCATGGTGGTCTTCTCAAGCATTCACTCTCGCCTTCATAATTCTATGGCGAAGTGCTTCAAGATTTTGCACCGCCTCAACAGCGCCTACCTGACAGAAGAAGATGTTGAGGCCCAAGAGTCAGGCATTGAAATTAGCCCTGCTGATTTTGATGGGCCGCTTGATGTGGTGCCGGTCAGCAATCCTTCTATTTTCTCTGAGGCCCAGAGGTTTGCTCAAACCCAGGCTCTTATGCAGCGCGCTTCTGTCGCCCCGCAGCTGTACAATGTCAGGGCCGTGGAGGAAATGTTGCTCCGCACCTTGAAGGGGCCTGCAGACGAAGTTTTGATACCTGAGCAGAAAAACGAGAACATGGACCCGGTCAGCGAGAATGTCGCCGCGACCATGGGCAGCCCGATCTACGTCTTGCCGCAACAGGATCATCTTGCGCACATCATGACGCACTTGGCGTTTTTGAAGTCGCCCCTGTTTGGTGGCAATCCGGTGATTATGAAGACGTTGATGTTCCCGATGGCCATTCACCTGCGCGACCACCTGTTGAATTACTACCTGTCTGAGGCGCATGAGGCTGTGGATCAGGCGCAGAAGCAAAACCTGATCCCAGAGCAGGCCGCGCAGCAGACGCAGGTGATTTTGCAGGTCCAGCAATTCATTGAGCAGCAACTTGGCACGTTTGGCCAAGAACTGGTTCTCATTGATCAGGCAGCGCAGCAATTCCGGCCGCAGCCGCCCATGCCGCCCGACAGCAGCATGCAGATTGCGCAGCTCAATGCGCAAATGCAGGGGCAGGCCCTGCAGCAGCGTGCTCAGGTTGATCAGGCTCGGATCCAGCTTGATCAGCAAAAGTTGCAATTGCAGCAGCAGAATGATGCGGCCAAGATAGCCGATCGACAGCAGGAGCGTGCCGAGAAGTTGCAAGCTGAGCAGTTTAAGCAGATGGCTGAAAGCCAGCGTACCGCGGCTGAAGTGGCCGTGCGTGAGCGCATGAATACGGCGGACAATGACACCGCCAAGTTGCTTGCGGCGGCCGAAATGGCCACCGGCGAGAAGGTGGCGGTAAGCACCGGCACCGGGATCAACCCAGGAACGCGATAAGGAAATCACCATGGCCGATAAGCCGAAGGAAGGCACTGTCTCTATGAACAGTGCCTATGTGAAGCAAAAGCACCGCTTGGCTGCTGGCGAGAAAGTTGATGGGCAGTCTCTGCCGCCCGAGCCGAAGGTTGAAAAGAACCAAGCGTGAATTTTGAGACGAAGCTCTTAAACCGCCTCAAGGCGGCGCAGCAGCAATTTTCTGTTGACGCCTTGAAGCGGCCCCAGCATCGCGATGCTTTTGAGTACGGGTATCGCGTTGGATTGGTCGCCGGCTACGAGGCTGCGATTGATGTACTCTTGAAAATCCTAGATGAGGAGAAGAATAGTGACAACGACTTATGAGGACGCTTTAGCGGAGGCTTTTCCGGCAGTTAATGCCGGCGTGCAGCCTTTCGGGAGCCGCGTTCTGGTCCAAATTCGCACACCGCGCAAAGTCACTAAGGGTGGCATTATTCTGGCCACCGACACCAAAGATACCGAGAAGTGGAACACGCAGGTTGCCAAGGTGATTTCAATTGGCCCCCTGGCGTTCAAAAATCGCGACACTCAGCAGACGTGGCCGGAGGGCGAGTGGTGCCATGCCGGTGATTTCGTGCGCGTGCCTAAGTACGGCGGCGATCGCTGGGAAGTTGCGCTGACCAAGGACGACAGCGCCATGTTCGTGATCTTCAATGATCTGGACATCATTGGCAAAATTGAAGGTGATCCGCTGACAATCAAAGCATTCATCTGAAAGGAGATGAACCATGAATTTTGGTGAAGCAATTGCTGCTTTAAAAGCAGGTAAAAAAGTGGCCCGAGAAGGGTGGAACGGCAAAGGGATGTTTATCCTACAAGCCGGCGGTTACAGTGTACACAAAGACAATTTACGCTCCGATGCCCCAATCACTAAGGCTTTTCTTGAAAGTCGCGGTCTTAATGAAATGATTATTGAGCCACATTTTGATATGTGGACTGCGCAAAATCGGTATCAAGCCGGCTGGCTCGCAAGTCAATCAGACATGCAAGCAAACGATTGGGTGGAGGTTTAATCATGTCTGACGTGTTGAAGGAAAATGATGACGGCCAAGAAGAGTTTGTCATTATTGAAGATGCCTCGCAACAAGATGAAGACGCCCGCCTAAGCAAGGACGACGACGAGGGCGGGGATGAAAGAGACTTCATTCGGGACCGGCGCCGGCAGGAAAAGCTTGAGCGCAAGCAGCGTCGGGATGAGGCCCGCAGCCGGGACAAGCTTGAGCTTGAATTTCTGCGCAAAAGGAATGACGACCTGGAGCGGCGCATTTCCGCCCAGGAGCAGCGGACGCACAGCCTAGACCTGAGCGCCTTTGATGGGGCGATTGCCAAGGCAACGCAGGAGGCCGAAATGGCTGACCGCGTGATTGCCAAGGCGGTGGCCGCCGGCAATGGCGAGGACGTCACCCAGGCCATGCGCTACCGTGATCAGGCCTTAGCCAAGATCCAGCAGCTGAATTACCAAAAGATGCAGTTTGGTAACCAGAAGCCGCAGCCGCAGCAAATCAATGAAATGACGATGCACTATGCCCAGGAGTTCATTAAGGAGAACCCCTGGTATGACGCCCAAGGGCGTGACGAGGACAGTGCCATTGTCATCGCCATTGACCAATCCTTGGCCAAGGAGGGCTTTAACCCCCAGACTGAGGAGTATTGGGAGGAGCTGCGCCGGAGGGCGTCCAAGCGGCTTCCTGAGCGGTTTGAGGGCGAGGCGCCCCGTCGGGAGCCCAAGCGTGAGCCCCGTGGTGGCCCGGCCGTGGGCTCTGGCCGTGAGCATGCGCCTGCGACAACGCGCCGGGAAATCTACATCTCGCCCGAGCGTAAGCAGGCCTTGATTGAGGCGGGGGTCTGGGATGACCCCGTCTTGAGGAACAAATATGTGCAGAGGTACGCAGAGTATGACCGGCAGAACAGGTCTTAAAATGCTTGCTTTTGTAAGTCTTACATTCCATATTTCCCCCAATCGCTGAAAGGAGCGATGTTATGGCTGACGAACGGTTTAGGAAATCTGCTGGTGAAGGTCGCGAAACCAGGGCGATGCAGGATCGCGCTGTGACCCAAAATCGCGAAATCTCGGATGACGAGCGGGTTGCAATGTTCCGTCAACAATTTTTCCAGTCCTCTCTACCGGACTTGCCTCCGATTCCTGGCTGGCACACCTGCTGGCTTACGACTACCAATCCCCGTGATTCAATTCAGATGCGCATCCGTTTGGGCTACGAGCCCGTGAAGCCGGAAGATGTTCCCGGCTGGGAATATGCCACTCTGAAGACCGGAGATTGGGCGGGACTTATTGGCGTGAATGAAATGTTGGCCTTCAAGCTGCCTATTTCTCTTTACGAGAAGTACATGCACGAAGCTCACCATGATGCGCCGCTGCGAGAAGAGGAAAAGTTGACTGATACAGCCGACTTCCTTGAGCAGCAGGCCAGGGCGTCTAAGTCCAAGTTGCAAATCGGTGAAGGCAATCTGGAGATTGGGCAGCGTCGGGAGGCTCTTTTTGACCTCTCGTAACCCCCTTTCCGAATTGGAGCTTTGCTATGTCTTCGACTAGCGCGCCTTTCGGCTTCCGGCCTTCCTACCACAACAGTGGGCAGATGCGCCCGAAAGCCTATACGATTGCTTCGACCTACGCGGCGAACATCTTCTCCGGCGACCCGGTGAAGCTGACTGACAACGGCGTGATCCAGCTTGGCACCTCTGACGGCACCCGCACGGGCACCGTTGACGGTATCTCCCTGCTGGGCATCTTTGCCGGCTGCCAGTATCTCGACGCCTCTGGCAAGCCCACCATCAGCCCCTTCTGGCCGTCTGGCGCCACTGGCACGGAAATCGTTGCCTGGGTGTATGATGACCCGGAAACGCTGTTTGACGTTCAGTACACCAACCCCTCGGCCGGCACGACTGTGCAGACCGCGGTGGGTGAAGAGTGCGACTGGACCGTTGCCTCTCCGGGTGGTTCCACTCAGACGGGCCTGAGCAACTGCCAGCTGACCGCCATTCAGGCGACCTCTGGTCAGTTCCAGATCACGGGCTTTGCTTACAGCATCTTTGATTCCATCACTGACGCTTATGTTCAAGTGACTGTTCGCATCAACGAGCATCACTACAAAGCGCCGGTCAACTCGGTCTGATAGGAGGGTTTGATCTATGGCTACTCCGATGCGTAGTACCGACTTTCGGTCGGTCGTCGAACCCATCCTGAACGAAGTTTTCGATGGTGTTTATGATCAGCGTGCTGACGAATGGAAGATGGTCTTCCGTGAGCAGAAGGGCATTCCGCGCAACTACCATGAAGAGCCTGTGCTCTATGGCTTTGGCGCGGCTCCTGAGCTGCCTGACGGTATGGCCGTGTCTTACCAGTCCGGTGGCGTGCTGTTCCTGCAGCGTTACCTCTACAAGGTCTATGGTCTGGCCTTCAGCCTGACCAAGGTGCTTGTGGAAGACGGCGATCACATTCGTATTGGCCAGACCTACGCGAAGCACCTCGCGCAGTCTCTGATCGAAACGAAGGAGACGCTGGGCGCCAACATCCTGAACCGCGCCTTCAACGCCGCCTATCCGGGCGGCGACGGTGTTGCGCTCGTTGCGACGAACCATCCGATCGTGAATGGTACGTTCAGCAACCAGCTGACCACCGCGGCGGCGCTGTCGCAGACCTCTCTTGAGCAGCTCCTCATTCAGATCCGCAATGCTGTTGACAACAACGGCAAGCGCATCCGTCTGACGCCCAAGAAGATCGTGACTGGCCCGAGCAACGTCTTCCAGGCGGAAGTGCTGCTCAAGTCGGTTCTGCGGACTGGCACGGCTGACAACGACATCAACCCGGTGAAGTCGATGGGCTTGCTGGCCGAAGGCCAAGCGAACCTTTCTCGTATCACCTCCACCACTGCTTGGTGGATCCAGACTGACGCCCCAGAAGGGCTGAAGCTGATGATGCGTCGTGGCCTTGAAAAGTCCATGGAAGGTGACTTTGAAACCGACAGCATGCGCTACAAGGCCACCGAGCGTTATACGTTCGGCTGGACCGACCCGCGCGGCGTGTACGGCACGGCTGGCGTGTAATTGAGGTGGGGGGCATCTGCCCCCCATTTCTACTTTCCGGGTTAAACCGGCGTTGCAGACAGTCCCGGCTGACGTCATGCAGACTGTAACGCTTATCTCGCATGAGAGGAAAATATCATGGCTTCGACAACTTTCTCCGGTCCCGTTACCTCCACCAATGGCTTCATTGGCGCCGTTACCGGAAACATTACCGGAAATGTCACAGGCAATGTGACGGGCGACATCTTCGCGACCAATCAGGCTTTGTCTGGCGCGGGCGCGGTCAATGTCACCGACATGCTCACCTCGCTGACCACCACGGGTGCGGCCCAGGCGCTGACGCTGGCCAATGGCACTGTGGGTCAGATCAAGATCATCAGCCATGTGGTTGACGGCGGTTCTGCCGTTCTCACGCCGACCACGAAGATTGGCTTCACGACCATCACCTTCACCAATGTCGGCGATTCTGCCACGCTGGTTTACACGACTGCCGGCTGGGCCATCATTGGCATCAGTGGTGCGGTTGCGGCCTGAGGATAGCCTCAATCTGAAGAAGGAGGCACTCACATGAGGCGTATTGAGCTGTCAAAGACTGGCGCTGGAGCCAGCGCCGTGTCTCCGATGAACCTTAACACGAGCCCCTTCAATGTGGGGTTCGCTGTTATTGTCTCGGGTACGGTCAACTATACGGTGCAGCACACTTTTGATGACGTCTATTCTCCGACGTTTGATGCCAGCACGGCAACGTGGTTTTCGCATCCGACAATCGCCAGCCTTGCGGCGAATGCGGACGGCAACTATGCCTTTCCGGTCACGGCCATAAGGCTGCTGGTCAACTCGGGTGGTGGAACGGCAACGCTAGTCTTGCTGCAGGCCGGGATACAGTAGCATGGCTTACGTCGGTTACACCGGCGTTGCCAATCAGGCGGCGACTACGCCGGGTTGTGCAATCCGTGTGGTGGCAGACGCGAACAATGGGTATGGCAACGACGTCGGGGGTTCCGGCGTCGTTGACACCTATTCGTGTCTTGTGCCGCCAGTGCCGCCGGAGAGCTGCTACATTTTGATGGAAACCTCAGGCTACGTTCTTCAAGAAGACGATAGCAAGATCAATCTGGAGGTCTGCTGATGGCTGATCAGAAAATATCCGCAATGCCGTC